ATAACAGAATCAGAATTAAAGAAAGTTCAGGGTTTGGGCAATAACTTTCGTAGAAAAATGTCTAGAGAGTTATCAAAAAGATTTGTTGGTCAAGACGGCACAGCCACACAACAGAACCTCATGCAGCAAGCAGTTACTGGTTACGCAATGTTTGACTTGGTTGAACCAACATATAACATGGAATATCTTTCTAAAATTTATGAAATTTCACCATACAACTATGCAGCAATTAACGCAAAGGTTGCCAACATTGTTGGACTTGGGTATACTTTTGTTGAAACAAAAAAAGCAAATGATGCTCTAGATAATATTGAAGATCAAAAGCAATTAGATCGAGCTCGAAAGAAGTTAAATAAACTTAGACAAGATTTAGATACTTGGCTAGAAGAAACCAACGAAGAAGAGACTTTCACAGAAACACTAATAAAAGCCTATATTGACCTAGAGGCAACTGGAAATGGATTTCTTGAAATAGGAAGAACGGTTGCAGGTAACATTGGATACATAGGACATATACCAGCAAAGACCATGCGTGTTCGTAGACTAAGGGATGGATTCATTCAGCTTCTTTATGGAAAAGCAGTGTTCTTTAGAAACTTTGCAGATTTAGAAACACCAAATCCTATTGCAGATGGATCAGATAGACCAAATGAAATTATTCATTTAAAGAAATACACACCAATGAACAATTATTATGGATTGCCAGATATTGTTTCTGCACAAAACGCAACCGCAGGAAATGAATTTGCTGGTAAGTATAATTTAGACTATTTTGAAAACAAAGCCGTACCTAGATATATTATTACCGTTAAGGGAGCCAAGCTCTCTCCAGAGTCAGAGCGTAAACTTTTAGAATTTTTCCAAGTTGGATTAAAAGGAAAAAATCATAGGTCCTTGTATGTCCCACTTCCAGCAGATAGCCCAGATTCAAAAGTTGAATTTAAAATGGAGCCAATTGAAGCTGGAACCCAGGAATCATCATTTAACGTGTATCGTAAGTCCAACAGAGACGAAATTCTTTTAGCCCACAGAGTTCCAATAAATAAAATAGGAGTTCCAGAAGGAATTAGTTTAGCCTCTGCAAGAGACGCAGATAAAATGTTTAAGGAGCAGGTGTGTAGACCAGCACAAGACATTTTAGAGAAAAAATTAAATAGAATTATATTAGAAAAAACAGATGCGGTAATGCTAAAGTTTAATGAATTAACTTTAACAGACGAAGACACCCAGTCTAAAATTGATGAAAGATATTTAAGAATGCAGGTAATTACCCCTAACGAAGTTAGAATTAGGAAGGGAATGATTCCTCGAGATGGCGGGGATCAGGTTGTAGATTTAAAAGCTCAGGAAAAATCTGAGCAAACCGCACAAGCCCTAAATTCTAGAAAAAGAACTCAGGAAAGATCTGCCAATTCACCAGATAATTCTGGGGAGGGCAGAAATGAAAAAGGTGGGGGAAGAGTCACCGAATAATTATTAGGCAACCAGTATTTGCCTTATATACAATACCGTTATAAAATTAGGCATATGAATATTGAAAAATCTTATTGGTCCAGCAATGGAGATAATATTAGCCTATCGGTCCCTTTTACAAAGGTTGATCGAGAGAAAAGAACCGTCTCTGGTTTTGCTACTTTAGACAACGTAGATCAAACAGGAGATGTAGTTACAGCAGAAGCAAGCATGAGAGCTTTTGAAAGATTCCGTGGCAACATTAGAGAGATGCATGGTCCTAACGCTGTAGGCAAAATGGTTTCTTTTAAACCAGAAACATTTTATGATCCAAAGTCAAATGATTTTTATAGTGGAGTATATGTAGATGCATACATTTCAAAAGGCGCACAAGATACATGGGAAAAAATTCTAGACGGAACACTTGCAGGATTTTCAATTGGTGGAAAGATTAAAGAGTCTGACAATCAAGTAAACAAAGCAACTGGGCAAACAGTTAGATTTATTAAAGAGTATGCTTTGATGGAGCTGTCAGTAGTAGATTCTCCAGCAAACGAATTATGTAATATTCTATCTATTGAAAAAATGAATGGACAATTAATTTTTAAAGGAATTTCTACAAACTTAAAAACAGAAAATATTTTTTATTGTGAAGACAGCGACTCTGTATTTATGTCAACAGACGCTGAATTCAATTCCCCAATAACTGGCAAGCAAGCAAGTTTAATTGGTTGGGTAGAAACTGATGATATAAACAAAGCAAAAGAAATAGAAAAGATTCTTGCTTCATTTAAGAAGTCAAGATTAACGTTGCCTGAAACACAAACAATCGCAAAACAGGCAAACGCACAAGGAGGTAATGAAGTGTCAGAAAACACAGAAACCGCAGTGGTTGAAGAAACCGCAGCAGTAGAAGTAGAAGTTGTTGCAGAAGCAACAATTGAAAAAGCTATTACAGAAGACGTATTAGTAGATGCTTCTGCCGAAATCGTTGAAAAAGCAACAGACATCTCTGATGAGATTGTTGTTGAAAAACCTGATTTTGCAAAAATGTTAGGTGATTTAAAAGGCTTTTTCTCAGAAACTCTAAACAAAGCTTCAGAAGAAAACGCAGCACAAGTTACAACTATTAAAAATGCAGTTGAAATTTTAAGCAAAAGCGTAGAAAGCAAAATTACAGAGTTGGCAGAACAACACTCAGAGCTCAGCAAAACTGTTGAGAACATCAGAAACACGATTGATGGAGTAGAAAAGCGTGTCGATGCAGTAGAATCAGAGACTGCAATTAAAAAGTCCTCAGACCTTGGCGGGTCTAGGGAAGTAAAAGTCCAAAAATCAAAATGGAACGGTTCTTTCCTCGGTTCCGTAAACGAACTAATAAAGTAAGAAATAAGGAGAAATAAAATAATGAGCAATGAAACATTAGAAAAGGCAATCGCAGCTGGTACAACAGCAACAGGTACTTTTGCGTCCACAACTGGTGGTACAGGTACACACGCTGGTTCCGAAAACGGAAACGGTGGTCTACTTAACCCAGAGCAGTCAGCTCGCTTCTTAGACTATATGTTCGATGCAACCGTAATTGGAAAAGTCGCACGTACCGTTCGAATGAGAGCAGACACTGCAGAAATTGACCGCATGTCAGTAGGCGAAAAGCTTATGAAACTTGCAACAGAAGGAGATAACACTGCAGAAAACGCAGCAGTTACTTTCTCAAAGATTTCTTTGACAACAAAGAAATTGCGTCTAGACTGGGAGCTTTCAACTGAGTCTCTAGAAGACAACATTGAGGGTGCAGATCTAGAAGATCATATTGCACGATTGATGGCAACACAAGCAGGAAACGACATTGAGGATGTAATCCTTAATGGTGTCGGCAGCGGATCAGATCCTCTGTACAAGGCATTCCAAGGAGTTGTAGCTAAAGCTAAGGCCAATGGTCGAGTTGTAGCTGGAGCTGGAGCTGGAGTTTCTCGTGAGCTATTTAACAAGGCATTAAAAGCAATGCCACGTAAATACATGCAACGTCGTGGAGACCTTCGCTTCTTGGCAGGTTCAAACCTAATCCAAGATTTCCTATATGCTAACAGCATTGGAACAAACAACACAATCCCACAAGATATCGCATCAAGCGTTATCCGTGGTGCAACACCAGGACTTGGTGGAGCAGCAGGATATGTAGCACCTTTCGCATTTGGTATTCCAATTGTTGAGGTACCACTTCTTCCTGAGACACAAACAGGTTCATATGCAAGCCCATCAGGTTCACACGGAGATATCCACTTGACATTCCCAAATAACGTAGTTATTGGTATCAAGCGTGATGTAACTGTTTACCGATTCTTCTGGCCTCGTAAGGACTCCATTGAGTACACAATGTATACTCGAGTTGGCGTTCAAATCGAACAACCAGATGCTTGGGTAGTTGTAAAAGATGTTAAGGTTGCTTCTTAATTAAGAAATAATCTATTTATCTAAAGAAAAGCCTCCAATTTAATTTGGGGGCTTTTCATTTGAATTTACTAGTGATATAATTAAACGACCTAACCAAAAGGAGAACATATGTCATTCGAGACATTGAAATTATCTGAATTAAAGCAGGCAGCCGAAGACTTCGGCGTAGACGCAAGTGATTTAAAAGGAAAAGCCGACATTATTGCGGCGCTAACAGAAGACGGGGTAACCTGGGAAGTGTATAGTAAAGCAATTAAAGATGTTGAAGAAGCTAAAGAAGAAATTGAAGTATTACCAAGATTTGATTTAAATCAGGAAATAGATCCAAATTCTTTGTTAGTTAAGATGGAAAGAGACAATTACAGATACGATGCTTTAGGATTTACTTTTACAAAAGAACATCCATTCGTTGCAATGTCTGCAGAAGCTGCTCAAGAAATTTTTGATAAGGAGGAAGGTTTTAGATTAGCTACCCCAAGGGAAGTTCAAGACTTCTACAGTTAATTTAACCTTTTAAAATGGCAGAGATTTATGTAAATAGTAGGACTCCAATAAAAAGCAAAATATATTGGGAGTCTGAACTTGTCAGTCCAGACACAGTTACAGTAAAAGTTTACGATGTTACAGAGGATCCTTCTATAGTCCCTGCCATTTCCCCAACTACAATCTTAACAACACTTACGGCCACTAGCGTAGAAACAGATTCTGGATCGTATCAAGTCATATTGCCTTTTAACTATACGGAAAGAAATAGAAGTTTCAAGCTAGTTTGGTCGTATTCAATTTCTGGAACAGAGGGATACCATGCATCATATGTTGATGTAGTCACTCCTTACATAAACATTAATGAACATTTGCAAGATCTAAATTTCGGATCAGACCCTAGCGATCCAAATTATAAAAATTATCAAGAGATTCAATCTGCAGAGAGATATGCTAGAAAAATTATAGAAGGACATACAGGTCAAGAGTTTTATTTATACCAAGACGTAGAAGTAGTATACGGATCAGACTCAGACGTATTAGTATTACCTTATAAAATAAATAAACTAAATAAACTGTATTCTAACGATATCCTTTTAATTGACAATCAATCTGTTCCTGCTGTTAACAACTGGATATTTAATCCAATTATTTCAGAAACTGGTTTTGGAATTAGAATAAATAAAACTAATTCAATAGACAATGCAGTTTATACTGCAAATGGATTTGTGCCACCTAGCGTTAATGATAGCGAAGGTTCTTTATTTGGAAAAAATATTAGATACACAATTCATGGTGAATTTGGATGGGATAGGGTTCCAACAGAAGTTAGCCAAGCTTGTATTGAGTTAATGAAAGATTACTTTTCTAAAGATTCTGTCTGGAGAAACAAATACGCAAAAAATGTTCAAGCATTTGATTGGAAATTTGAATATAACTCTAGCGCATATGCTGGAACTGGAAACGCCTACGCAGACCAGTTACTAAGCTCATATGTTTTAAGTAATATGGTAGTAATTTAATGATAGATTTAATACAGTCCATGTTGCCCATGAACTTGGATATCTATAGACAAACAGATATTCAGGATGATGATACTGGTGCTATAAAAAAAGAATGGTCTTATTATTCAACAATTCCATGCTATGCAAAAAGCATTATAAGTAATTCTTCAACTTCTAGATCTGGAGATACTCAATCATTTTCCAACAAATACAAAAATGAGCAAAATATTCAAGTTCGTACCGAAAGTAAAATATCTTTAAGGCACAAGGTTTCAAACATTAAAGACAGGGACGGAAAATCAATTTGGACAGAGCAAGACTATCCATCAGAGACACCTACAGTATTTGAAGTTATTGGAAGTAGTCCTATAACAGATCCATTTGGTAGAGTGATTGGTTATAATTCTTCTCTAAAGAGATCGGAGAATCAGCAAATTGGAATCTAACGTAATGCTGCTTCAAGCAGCTTCTGGTCTTGAAAGATTAATGTATAACAAAAGCCCAAAGGGAATTATTCAAGACAGTAATATTGCACAAATTTCTGCTGCTTTATATTATCAAGCAAATGTAATTGCCAAATTAAGCAATAGCAAAAAGTTTAAAAGTACTTTTAAAAAGGTAGTGTTTAATCAAATAGAAAAAGATTTTGGGCAATACATAGATTCACAAGCAAGAT